TGAATGGTGTGGGTCTTCTTGTCACGATCATTCGATGAAGTCTTCTTTGATGGTGCCATGTGATTAAGTTCCTTTTTAAGTTTCATGTTAAGGTAGCGATACGCTTTAGTAAGGAGTATTCTATACTGTTGGTTTGCGTGTGTCAACAACTATTTTTAACAATTCTTCCATGGGCTCTAGTTCATGGACAAACGCTGTGTAACAGTCTTGTCTGAATGTCAAGTTTCTGTCGGTGTCTCCTTTCTTCCAGTGTTTAGCTTTAGCATAGAAATCTGTAGAGGTCAAGTACCCTGGTAACCATGCCTTGGTGTTGTCGTTCTTAATGAACACGAAAGCATAGATGTCGCAGTCCTGTCGTTTGACGTTGGATACAGCTACGTTGAAGTCCTGTCTTGGGGCTGCTCTAATGAACTTGGTTTTAACGTCTAGCTTACGCCCATCTGGTAGCTCCATGTCGTACTGGTAGGTGCTTGTGATTGGGACACCAAGGTACTCTGACACAACAAGCTCTCCCAGGGTGGGGACAGCGTTACCGTAGGCGTGTATCCTTGGAGTAGAGAATTGAAGGTTCAGCTTACTGGCCACAAGCTTAGCTTTGTCTAACAGGCTTGGTGGTATTTCAAATGTTATCATATTAATGAGTCTCCAGCCAAGTTGTCCCTATCTTGAAGCCGCTATCAAGAGGACACTTGGACCCTACAAGTAACTCTGTGTTCTTGATAGCCAGCTTTGTGATGGCTCCAAGTTGCTCAGCGTGTTCTTTACGTACTTCAAACTGATATTCGTCGTGGATGGAGGCAACAAGCTTAACATCCAGCTTAGCTTCTCTGTACAGTTTAGTAATCTCTACAAGCCACTGCTTGCAGATAACAGCACCAGCACCTTGAATAAGGAGGTTCAATGCTGCATGTGGTGAGCGAACAGTCAAGCGTCTGCCGTCCATACCAAGTAGGTACCCGCGCTTAGCTGACATCTCAACACGTTTGCGAAGGGTGGCGTAAGAAGGATTGTTGGCGGAGTAGTTCTCAAGCAGCCGTTTCCCATCGGCAGCAGTGCCGTTGACAATAGCTCCAATCTTAGCAGCACCAGCACCATAGACTGCGGCGTAAATAAATGTTTTTGCTTGATCACGGGTTTCTAGCCCAGCGGCTCTCTGGTTAGCTGAGTGTACGTCACCTTCTGTAACTTCCTTGGTAAACTTCGGATTACCCATATAGTGAGCTAAGGCTCTTAGTTCAAGAGAAGCAGCATCGCAACCAAGAAGGTAATAACCAGAATTAGATACCGTCCAACATTCCCTGCACTCTTTACCATAGGGGGAATAAGATGCGGGGACTTGAGCCATATTAGGACCGCTATGGCCCATTCTGTTAGAAATAGCTTGAAGCGTTGATACCCTACCATGAACCTTTTCATTCTGTCCTACCTTATCTAACCAACTGGTTACCTGTACCTGTCTCTTCTCCACCATAAGGTACTCAGCAATAAGCTTAGCCTCTGGTATGTTAAGAGTTTCAAGCGTTGTTTCGTCTACGATAGCCTGTCCCTTCGCTGTGAAGTTCTTAGGCTTCCAACCCCTGTACTCCAACTGCCTGACGATCTGCTGGCGTGACGACAGGTTGAACTCAGGCCACTCAATGATGCTGTGTGGACCAGCAACCGTTTCAGGGTCCTCAATGTGCTTGATAGACCCAGCGTTCCATGTACCGTCTTTATTTACCCGTGGGAGGCAATCCCTGACATGTACTGGCAGTGGAAGGAATGACCTTTGTACTTCGTCCTCTAAGACCTTAGCCCTTTCCTGTAACCGTGCCTGTAGCAGCATGGCCTTCTGACAGTCAAGGGTAAAGCCGTTACGCTCTTGCTCAGTAACTAACTCACGTACCTTGTACTCTAGCTCAATGCTCTTACGTGAGAAGAGTTTCATGTTAGGCTGGAAGTGGTTCCATAGTTTGTGTGTTAAGTTAACGTCATTCTTACAATAGTCAATCATATAGGATGTAACTGGACCATCAAAGTCTGGTGGTTCCATTTTGGGGAACTGTAGCTGCTTGCCCCAGTACTCCAGTGAGTGTTTACCTAGTGGGTAGAACATATACGACAGGATCATTGTGTCCTCACACTGTTCTGTCTTAATGTCTGTACCAAGAAGACGGTTCAGTGTGGGGACATCAAAGTCAATGATGTTGTGACCAATGAATGTAGTATTGTTGTCTTTAACAAACTCAGGGAATTTGTAGTTTATTTCCCTGGCTGTAGACCATGCGTAGTAAGCGCCTGTGTCTATGTCTTTAGCTATGATGCACTTAACCATTGTGCATGGGATAAGGTCTGTCTCAATGTCAATTACTAACCTCATGACCCATACTCTCTTTCTTCCAATCCAAGAACTTGAATGGTAGCTTATCTAGCTTAGCTTGTCCAGCGCCATCTACACGAACTTCGTTGTCATTGATACACTGGTACAAGACATCCTTGTTGGAAGCAATGTATGATACTGTCTTTATTTGACCCTTCTCAGTGTAGTAACATAGCATCCACTGGTTTTCGTCGCTAGTCAAGAACCATGTGTTGTTCAGAGGGATGTTCAGCTTCTTCTGTTGCGGTTTCTGCATCTTCCATACTCTCTATCTTTGTCTTAAGGTTCAGAGCTATTTGGTATAGTTCTTGCCATGTTGCGCTGTTCTTGATGGTATTTGCACGCTGCGATATGACCCAAACGTTGTCCTTAGTGTACCCCTTGGTTGAGTCTACTCTGTCAATAGACGGGGCATTAGGTTGTAAACCCTTCCCCTTACTTTCGTGAGCCACCAGAAGCGGGATACCAAGCAAGGGGCATTTGGAAGCTGTACACAATTCAATGATATCCTCAACAGTAATGGCAAACTCAAGGTTTGCTTTTTTAGCTCTTTGAGAAAGAGCTGTGTGTCTGTTTTTATAGTAATTCTTTGGTATACTCTGATAAGCATCAACAAGAGCGCGGTGACGCTCTTTGTTCTTAAGGTAATATTGTCTGTTGTACTCATTAACATACTCTGGCCCTCTAGATGGACTTACCATTTCTTATACCTCATAAGAACCAGGGGCTGGGTTGTCCAGATCATCTCCCAAGTCCTCCACCTCACGTAGGCGTCCTGTGGTCTTGCTGTACTGTAGATGACAGGCGATACCTGTCTCTCCAGTGTAGCGTGACTTAAGAACACGCACCGTTGTTGTGTTAGCAACTACTGGGTCAGGGTCTTGCTGCGACCTTTCAAGTGCAATGACAGCATCAGATAGCTGAGCAATGGACTGTGATCCACGAAGATGGCTGATTGACACTTCCCTGCCTTCTTCATGTCCAGCATCTGAGCCAGTGCGGCGTAGATGGCACACAAGGAGCAAGGCACAGTTAGTCTCTTCAACCAAGCTACGCAGCTTAGTCATAATGATGTCAATGTTCTTACGTTCGTCAACACCCTCCTGACCGGACACAAGGATGGACAAGTGATCCAGGAAAATCCACTTACAATCAAGAGCTTTAATCATGTAGCGAACACGGGCAAGGATTTCTTCTGTGCCAATGGACCCAAAGTGGTCAAAGGCAAAGAACCTACCAGTGCCAGCAGTACGCTCCTGGTACGCCCGTAATTCCTCACGGGGGATGGTGTCGCGTACCTCTTTGATGTACAGCCGCTGACTGGCTTCAACTGACATTAGATGGAAGATGGTCTGACGGACGTTCTCTTCAAGAGCGATAACACCAATGTTATCCTCAGTGTTCTTCAGGATGTGATGCTCCAGTTCACGCATAGCACTGGACTTGCCAGCACCTGTACCGGCAACAATGGTTAGCAACTCACCAGTGCGGATACCGTACAGTTTCTCATTAAGACCGGACCAAGGGTACAAGCAGGTCTTCTGCTGGGTTTCGTCGTATAGAGCATCACCAAAGTCTTTGAGGTTAATGATACCTGCTGGTGTGTAGACACTAGCTGCCCACCACGCCTTAACGAAGTCTTCTTTACGGCCAGCCTTAATGTAATCACCAGCATCCTTCAGGTCAAGTTTAACGATCTTGCACTTGTTAGGCTCAAACAGTTCAGCTACTGCCTGAGCAGCCTTCTTACCTGGATCGTCCATATCAAAGCAGATAACAATGTTCTCATAACCGTTAAGGAAGTCATAGCTGTTCTTACAATCCTTAGCTGCCGATGCTGCACCGTTCTTAATTGAGACGACAGGCCACTTGCTGCCCATCATTTCATACGCAGCCATAGCATCAATCTCACCCTCACAGATGGTGATGTACTTACCCTTCTCACGGCATGTCTCTTGTCCGAATAGGGTACCAAAGCCAAGTGACCCTACTGGCGTAGCCTCAAATGTTTTCTCCTGGACATGACGTACCTTATAGGAGACAAGGCGGTTACCCTTATCGTAGTATGGGTACAGGTGCTTAACCACCTTACCATCCTTATCAGCGACAACACGAACACCATACTTCTGGCAGGTGTCCTTGGCGATGCCGCGATCCTTTAGCTCAGCTACAAAGCCTTCTTGCTTAGGCTGTCCTGGGGATACTACTTGCATAGCGACTGCTTGGTTCATTGTACGTGTGCCTTCTCTATTCGATGGTGGCGTGAAACTACTACAACTAAAACAATGGGAGTGTCCGTCGTCATACTCTATCAAGCCGTGGGATGTATTACACTTAGGACAGGGACCACGGCTAACAACGACGGAAGAAAGTTCCTCTTTGAACTCCGGGGGCATGACAACTCTATTCCTCTTCTTGAGACGAATCCAGGATATCCTTTACGAACTCATTGCTCATGTTAAGCATGTCGGCTGTCTCTTCACTAGCCAACTTCTTAGCCTCCTTAGCTGTGTACCCTTCGTCCAGGTACTGTTGGTACATTTCACGGTAGATTGTTTTACGATCCATTGACCAAAGGTTCCTTGTTGTCATGACACTCAGTAACCGCAATAGTCCAAGATACGCTCAAAGGCTTTAACCATCTTCTTAGAGTACTTAACATCGTCGTCGTGTAGGTACGCTTCATTGTGCTTGTGGTTGTGTAGCTGGTCAACGTGAATCTTTAGATGCTCCTGGCAGAACGCTACGGTAACCTTAGTAGCTAAGTCGTCGTCTAGTTCAACACGGTATGTCATGGCTAATGTAATCCTTTTTTATCACGTGTGTGGTGTATCTTCTTCAGGTCAGTAGATACCTCTCTGTGTAACTCTTCTGCTTCTTCTCTAGAAGATACATTGAAGTTATGCAGATCGTCTATCTTGCGTCTAAACTTCTGGTAGA